TTTGCAGAGTGGCGGAGCCGGTGGCCGATACCGTCCGCCGGCCGTTTTGCAGTGTCAGGCGCATCACAGGGGCGGTATGGCGCTGACCCGCTGCATCCAAAAAGGACACAATCTGCCCCGGTGCAATTTCTCCGCCGGACAGCAGTGTGCAGGAAAAGGGGGTGCAGGTATAGTCCCGGAGCTGCTGCCAGAGCCGCTTTGCCACTGCCAGCCGGTCTGCCGATGGGGGCAGCAGAGGGTTGCCCTGGAGGATGTAGGTGTTGGCGGTGTCGGCAGAGCCGTCAGGCCAGACAGTTCCCACCTCGGAGGCGGTGCTGCGGATCAGCACCCGGGAAATCGGTGCGGTAACATAATCGGTACAGATAAGGCTTCCCATGGAGATGGGGATATCTTCCCCAAGGATCAGTTCCGTAGGGGTGTACCAGCGGCTTTCCAGTATGCCAGCGGCATTGACAGAGAAGAACCGCCCTGCCCCCTGCCCCAGATATTGCAGCAGCTGCCGCCCGGTGATCCCCGGCTGGGAAAACCGTTCTACGGAAAGCTCCGGCAGCGCTTCGCCCCCAAATTCCACGCCGCAATGGGCGCAGAGGTCACTGAGAAGCTGCCGGGCAGTGGTGGGAAAGGGTCTGGTTTCCAGCCACGCCGATACCTCCCGGTCGAAGAGAACCATCCGGTCGTAGGCGGTGATGCTCAGCCGCTTGCTGCCGGTGCGCCGGGGCTGCTCACACCGGAAAATCCCCAAAGCCTTCCCGTCTTCCAGACAGGTCAGCTCCGTTCCCGGGGTAATCTCCGATTCTTCAAAGAGGGTGGCTTCCAGCATGGCGGCGCAGGCAGAGCCCAGGGAGATATCCTGGGAATCATTGACCTGCCATGTGATACTGAGACTGCCGATGGCAGTGATTTCCCGACCATCGGTTAGGCGAAGTAGATACTTTCCCATAGGCTACACCTCGATAATCTGGAATTTCAAGCCATTCCACAGACCCGTTCGGGCATTTCGCCAGGAGATGCCGTACTGGGAGCGGTAGCACTCGGTGACTTCCTGCCGGGCAGGGTCAACCCGCCCCGGATGACCGAACCGGAAGGTGGGCGCATCGGGAAAGAGGTTTTCTAAGTACCGCTTTTCCTCGTCTGTCAGCTGGGAGTAGGAAAACTCCCAGCTGGCTACTTTATAGCGCACCACGCTCCGGTGGAGAACGCCGTTTTGGTCACGGCCTGCATCCGGGCCGTCAATGTCCGTGTAACTGACGGAAAGAGGCGCGTCCGGTGCCAGCATGGGTTTTCCGTTGACGGTAAAAAGATAGGTTTCAGAGCGCATGGTATGCTCCTTTCATCACTGCCGCGCGGCTGCGGCTGCGGTCATACGCTGCGGCAATCACCTCATCGCTGATGGAGATGCCCAGCACTGCCTCCAGAATTTCCCGCAGTACCGACACCGTGGCCTCACTGCCTGCCATGATGGCGCTTGTCTGGTCTTGCAGCACCAGCGCCACCGCCTCCTGAATGGTAGAAAGAGGTGCTTCGATGTTGGTGCCGTGGCGCTGGTCGCCCACCATGGCCAAAAAAGGTCTGTTGGCCGGCAGCACCGCGCCCTGGGCAAGATAGGGAATCTGGGGTGCGGTGATGGTGGGGATTTGAAAACCGAACTGCTTCCCGCCGAAAATTGGCACCCAATTGGGCACCGTCACCGACAGGCTGTTGAGGCTCCGTGCCACGGCATTGATGCCGGAGGTCAGACCCGACAGCAGCCGGTTGATCAGACCGATGATGCCGTTGACGGCGGTTTTTAATAGGCTCTTCAGTCCGTCCCATGCCCTGCCCCAGTTGCCGGTGAAGACACCGGCTAAGAATTCCGTGAGGCTGTGGAGCAGCTGGATTGCAGTACCGGTGAAGCCTGCGGCGGCACTGCCCATGGCATCCATCACCTGCCCCCAAAAGCTGCGGAGGTTTTCAAAGGCCGGAGCCGCCGCATCCCAGAGCGCGCGGAAAACAGTGCCAAGGTTCCGGATGATCCCGGTGATCTGGGGGGCGTTCTGGGAGAATACCTCTGCCAGCTTACCAAATTGGGTTTCCACCCCTCGGAGCGCCAGCAGCACCGTATCTGTCAGAAACTGTGCCACCGGGGCAAGGGCCGTCTGCAATGCGGAAAGTCCCGCTTTCACCGGGGCAAAGACGGCGCTGAGGGCGGCAAAGGCGGCAGTCAGCACATCCACGGAGGCGGGAACGGCGCTTTCGATGCCCCACTTGGCAAGGGGCACCAGCAGGGTATGCCACACCGGTTCCAGACCCGTCAGCACCGATACACCGAAGCTGCTCACTGCCGCCCCCAGACGGTGAAAGGCATCGGCGGCGGGAGTAAAGTCGATGGTTTTCAAGGGGGCAATGAGGGATTGGATTTTCTCCATCACCGCGCGAATGGTATTGACGATGCTTTGCAGCTGGTGGGTCAGGGCATCGTTCACCGGCTCTAATTTGACGGAGGTGGTGCTGCCACCGCCGCCGCTGCCGCCGTTGAGCCGCTCGATCTTATCGAAGGAAGCAAGGGTGCGGCTTGCTTTTCCGGAAGAACTTGCCAGTTTCTCTTGCGCCTGCGCCATTTCTTCACTCGCCTGTTTTCCTCCAAAGAGAGCGCGAATCACCAATCCTAGATTTTTAACCCAACGGATTGCTGCATAGACCGCACTTTGAATCATTGGCATAAATGAGGAAACTATGGGGGCAGCGGCTTCACCAATTGCGCTTTTGAGTTTTCCAAGGCTTAACCGAAGTACCAGAAATTCTTTTTCCAGAGAATCTGCTCCCCTTACAGCTTCAGCCAAATACCCTCCTATGTTTGCACTCGAAAACGCATTTATAATTGATTTTCCCAACGAACTGGCAACTGTTTTTAACCCACCTAAGCTACCAGTCGTTTTTTGCACCGTAGCCTGCGTCTTTTCCGCTTGGTAATTTATAAGTTCCTGTTCATGGAGGATTATCTGAATATTCTGCACCTGCTGCCGGTACTGTACCGCCTGAACTTTGTTTATTGTGTTAATGCGTTCTAGCCGCTTCTCCTGTTTTGCAATCTGAGCATTTACTGCTTTCAAATCACTCAGAAGCTCTGTATCCACATATCTCACTCCAATCATTTTTCACTTGCAATAGGGGCAGATAACCGTTATAATAGGAACATATCATACGCAAAGGAGAGCTTCCCATGACCTGTCCCAACTGCGGTGCCCAGACCGGCAGTGCTTTCTGCCCCCATTGCGGTGCCCAGCAGCTATCCGCCGCAGCGCCGGTCATAACACTCCCTGCCCCGGGCAAATACCTGGGAAACAGTGACTATCTGGTTGTGAACAAGACCTGTGTTACCGTGTACAAAGCCGGGCTCTTCGGCTATAAGTCGCACCAGCTCAGCTTCCGGGAGATCACTTCCCTTACCTATCAGGCCGCAGGCGGCAAGGAGGGATTCCTCTGCTTCCGTGGCCGGGAAGATCTTTCAGAAGCACCCGCCACCGAAGATACTTACCGGAAAGATCCTCTTACCGTTCGCTTTGGAACCCAGATGAGTCCCAAATTCCACGAGATTTATACCGCCCTGCTGCCCTTGGCCCAATGGAACCGGAACCCCGTAGGGCCGGAGCCGGTACTGGCAGAACCGCCTGCACAGGCGGTGCAATCCACCACCATATCCTTTGCAAAGAATTCGGACAGCACCCCCCTTGCCCGCTGCCCCAAGTGCCGTTCCACCAGCATCCGCGCCGCAAAACGGGGTTACAGCTTCGGCTGGGGTCTGCTGGGATTCTTCCTCATCCCGGTGGTAGGATTGCTCTTAGGCTGCATCGGTGCCAAAAGCATCCGCTGCCACTGTTTAAACTGCGGCAGGCGCTGGAAGCCATGATATCACGCTCCCTCTTTCGAGGGGGCGTTTTTTGCGCGAGCCGCCGCCACCATTTCGCACCAAGACTTCTACTATTCGTTACTGTCTTGCCCTGTATCGTTACTGCGGATATAAATGATCGTTTATGCGGCGCAGTCGCCTAAAACTCCCGTCATTCCGAGGGTGTTGCAGAGCGCAGCGAATCTACAAATATCATGATTGCCGGGGGCAATCATACCATTGCAAATGCGGAG